AGTGCCGATCACACAGCTCGCGGTGGACTCCGGGTATGCCGCGACGGAGGTGTACCAGTGGGCCCGGAAGCAGGGCCATCGCGTGGTCGTGATCAAGGGCGACTCGCGCGCGGCAGCGCTTCTGGGAAACCCCGCTCCGATTGAAATCGGACCCCTCGGTGCCAAGATCAAGCGGGGCGTGAAGGTCTGGCCGGTCAACTCCGGCATGGCGAAAGAGGAATTGTACCGCTGGCTGCGGCTCGAACGACCCACCGACGAGGACCTCCAGCAGGGGCAATGCTTCCCACCCGGGTATTGCCACTTCCCGCGCTACAGCGAAGAGTACTTCATGCAAATCACCGCGGAACAACTGGTGACTAAGATCCTGAAGGGCTACCGCCGTCACGAGTGGCAGAAGATGCGCGAACGCAACGAGGCCCTTGACTGCAGGGTTTACGCTCGCGCGGCGGCGAGCAGGATCGGGCTGGACCGCTACGAGGACAAACACTGGCGGGCGATTGAGGAGCGCATGGGCGTGCCGAAGGCTTCGGAGGGACCATCTCCGGGTGCTCCGGCCGCGCCAGCGGGATCGCGTCCGCAGCCGCAACCACAACCGCGCCAGCCCAGGCGTCGGACGTGGGGCCGGTTCTGAAAGGAGGAGGCCATGGCGTATGCGCAGAGTCACTTGGATGCGTTGCAGGAGGCGCTGGCCTCCGGCACGTTGACGGTCACGTTCGAAGGGCGGAGCATGACCTACCGTTCCGTTCAGGAATTGCAGCGCGCCATCTCGGTCGTGCAGAGCTCGCTGAATCAGCAGTCGGGTAAGCGCGTTCGGCAGTACCGACTGTCGGGGAGCAAGGGCATCTAACTCGTGTTCAATCTGAGTTCATTGCTGACCCGCTTCAGGCGGGGTGGAAGCGGTGCGCCCGCGCTGCCTCCCGCGCGCCGCGCCAGTGGCTCGCCATACGAGGGCGCGACCGCTGGCCGGCGGCTGGGCAACTGGGTCACGACGCGCGACGCCATCAACTCCGTCTGGTATCAGAGCGCGGATCAGTTGGTGGCGCGCTCCCGCGACATCATCCGCAAGGACGGGTGGGCATCGAAAGCGGTGGATGAGTGGGTGTGCAACGCCATCGGCACCGGCATCAAGCCGCAGTCGATGCACCCGAAGCTGGCGGTCAAGGAAAAGCTCCAGGCGCTCTGGTCCCTCTGGGCAAATGAAGCGGACGCCGCCGGGATGACCGACATCTACGGTCTCCAGGCGCTCGCGTTCCGCTCGATGGTCGAGGGCGGCGAATGCTTCGCGCGCCGGCACGACTGCGACCTCCGCGAGGGGTTGAGCGTGCCGCTTCAGTTCCAGTTGATCGAAGCGGAGCAGTTGCCGTTCTACCTGGCGCGGCCCACGCCGAACACGCCGCAGGGGAACGTCGTGCGCGCGTCCATCGAGTTCGATTCGTCCGGTCGCCGCACGGCTTATTACTTCTACAAGCAGCACCCGGGCGAGAGGATCTTCTTCCCCACCGACCTGGAACTGATGCGGGTGCCGGCCGCGGAGGTCATGCATCTGTTCCGGTCGCTCCGGCCCGGCCAGTTGCGGGGCGTGCCGTGGATGGCGAACGCGCTGGTGCGCCTGTGGGAACTGGACCAGTACGACGACGCCGAACTGCTGCGGAAGAAGTTCGCCGCCATGATGATGGGCTTCATCACCCGTCAGAATCCCGACGACGCGTTCTTCCCGAACGCCGCGCCGCAGGAAACGACCGACGCCGGAGGAGTGGCTGGTACCGGCGATCCGGGCGTAGCGGTGGCACAACTCGAAGCGGGCACCATGACCGAGTTGGAACCCGGCGAGGACGTGAAGTTCAGCGAGCCCGCCGATGTGGGCGGGAACTACGAGGCCTTCGAACGCATTCAGTTGCTCCGGATCGCGGCAGGGCTGGGCCTGCCGTACGATATGCTCACCGGCGATCTGTCGAAGACCAGTTATTCGTCGATCCGGGCGGGCATCCTCTCCTTCCGGCGGCTGTGCGAGCAGATCCAGTTCGGCGTCTTCATCTACCAATTCTGCCGTCCGACATGGCGGGCGTTTGTGGAGCAGGCGGTCCTGGCGGGAAAGCTCGACGCCCGCGATTACATGGCCAACCGGGACGACTACCTGGCGGTCGAGTGGCATACGCCGAAGTGGGCCTGGGTCGATCCGGAGAAGGACGTCAAGGCCGAAATCATGGCGATCCGCGCCGGTCTGAAGGCGCGGAGCATGTCCATCAACGAGACTGGCCTCGACGAGGAAGAGGTAGACGCGCAGATCGCCCGCGACAACGAGCGTGCCGATCGCCTAGGTCTCGTCTTCGATTCCGATCCGAGGAAGACGGACGCGCGTGGCCAGGCAGCGAACATCCTCGAAACCGGCGATGGAAGCGAGGACGGTGCCGGGGATGGCGGCGCACATCCCGATTCGAAACCAGAGCCACCCAAACCGCAACCGCCAAAGCCGAAGCGCAAGGAGCCTAAGAAATGAAAGCAAACTATCTCCCGCACCTCGCGGGCCGGGTCTTCGGCGTTCCTCTGCTAATCCAGCCGCAGAAGTTGAGCGTCATCCTTCAAGCCATCGGCCCGCGCCTCGGTCTGCCAGATGGCGACATCGAGATCGACGGGTTGGGCCTGCCGGTGGTGGCGCGGATGACGCCGATGCCCGATGACCTGGACGATCCGGACGAGATGGATGATGCAGCCCGCAGCCAGAAGCCGTATCTGGTCACACCGGAAGGCATTGCTGTGATCGGCGTCTCCGGGACACTGGTGAAGAAGGCCAGTTGGCTTGACGCCGCGTCTGGGATGCAGTCTTACGATGGCATCCGTTCCGATTTTCAGGATGCCGTGCGCGACCCGCGCATCCAAGGCATCCTGCTCGAGGTGGATTCGCCTGGTGGCGAAGTCGGCGGCCTGTTCGACCTCGCGGACGAGATCTACGACGCGCGGGCGGAAAAGCCTTGCTTCGCCATCGCGGACGACGACGCCTATTCGGCTGCCTATGCCATCGCCAGCAGCGCGCAACGCCTGTTCATCACCCGCACCGGCGGCGTGGGCAGCGTCGGCGTGATTGCGCTGCACCTCGATCAGTCGGGCTTCGACGAGAAGGTCGGGAGGAAGTATACCGCGATCTATGCGGGCGCCAGGAAGAACGATTTCAATCCACACGAGGCGCTATCCGGTTCGGCCAAGGACGAATTGCAAACCGAAATCGACCGCCTCTACGACATGTTCGTGGGCACGGTCGCTCGCAACCGGGAGATGAAGCCGGCGTTGGTCCGGAACACGGAGGCGGGCTTGTACTACGCGGAGAAGGCCATCAGTGCGGGCCTCGCGGATCAGGTTGGAACTTTTGACGATGCGCTGGATGCGGTTCTCGAAGCGGCCTCGGCGCACAAACAAGCTCGCGTGGCGGTGTCTGCCGCAACGCAGATCCCTAAAGGAGAAACAACAATGAGTCAACAAGTCGAAAAGAAAACGGCAGACGCCCCCGCTGCACCGCCGGTGTCTGCCGAAGTGAAACCCACGGAAGCCCCGGCTTCCGCGGCCGCGACCGCTGTTCCGGCGCTGGATGCCGCTGCAATCGAGGCCCGACTGCGCGCGGAGTACGAAGAGATTGCGGTGCTATGCACTCTCTCCGGCCATCCCGAACTGGTCGCGGAAATGATCGCAAGCAAGAAGACGGTGGCACAGGTCCGCGAGCACCTGCTCGCCCTCAAGGCGCAGGAATCGCAACGGACGGCAGTTCAGTCACACGTCCAGGGCAGCCCCACCGGCGCGGAAGCGCAGTTGAACGCCGCCGCGCAGCAACTCGCCGCCAGCCGCAACATCCCGTTCGCGCAGGCGTACGTGGAGGCCATGAAGGTCCACCCCGAGCTTTACCAGCAGTACCTCGCTGAGAAGTCGGCCCCGGTGCGGGCGAACTAGGGCGGCGAGCCAATCCAACCGAAAAGGAGCAATCGATTATGGCTTTCGAAGTCAATTTGCAAACGATCTCGGTCCCGGCTAGCGCCGACCTGTCCACGAAGCAGTTCCTGTTCGGGACCATCAACGCCAGCGGGCAGGTGGCGGTAACCGGTGCGGGCCTCGCGTCGGATGGCGTCATCGCACTCGGTCCCGGTGCGCAGGGCCGCCCCTGCGGACTGGCGTCCTTCGCCGGTCAAATCGCACGCGTGATGCTCGGTGCCGTCGTCGCCAACGGCGCGCTGCTCGAAGTGGATGCGAATGGAAAGGCGATCACCCAGGCTGCTGGCAAGATCGTCGGCAAGGCGCTCTCCGCAGGCGTCTCGGGGGACATCATCCCGGCGCTGCTGATCCTTCAGCGGTAGAAGCGGGGCAACTCAAGCAAAGGAGCAATGAACAACCATGTATACGCCGACTCCCGGTGACGTCCACGTCAATACGCCGCTGACCCAAATCAGCGTTGCGTATCTCCAGAACCAGACGGAGTTTGTGGCCGCGCAAGTCTGCCCTGTCATCCCGGTGACCAAGCAGAGCGACCGCTACTACGTCTACAATCGCGGCGATTTCTTCCGCGATCAAATGCAACGCCGCGCGCCCGGCACTCCGGCCGCAAGCGTGGGCTACCGCCTCGACAACACGCCGACCTACTTCGCCGACGTGTGGGCCGAGGCGAAGCCCATTCCGGACCAGTTGCGCGGGAACGCCGACGCGGTCCTGAATATGGATCGCGATGCAACGGAGTTCCTGTCACAGCAGGCGTTGATCCGGCGCGAGAAGATCTTCGCCGCCAACCTGTTCACGACGGGCAAGTGGAACACCGACATGACAGGCGTTGCCGCCGGGCCCGCCGCCGGCCAGTTCCTTCAGTGGAACGATCCGGCCTCGAACCCCATCGAGGACATTCGCGCCGGTAAGCTGGCCATCAAGCAGGCCACCGGCTACCCCGCCAACACGCTGGTGCTGTCGGAGCCGGTGTGGTTGAAACTCATCGACCATCCGGATCTGGTTGACCGCGTGAAGTACGGCCAGACCGCAGGTCGCCCCGCCACGGTGAGCCGCGAGGCTCTGGCCGCGATACTCGAACTGGACCGCATCCTCGTGATGGGCAGCATCGAGAACACGGCGGCTGAGGGGCAGGTTGCCTCGCACTCCTTCATTGGGGCCAAAAGCGCGCTGCTCTGCAACGTTGCGCCCAGCCCCGGCCTACTCACGCCGTCGGCTGCGTACACGTTCTCCTGGACCGGCTACCTCGGCGCTGGGAACGAAGGCAACCGGATCAAGCGGTACCGCTGGGAGATCATCGCCAGCGACATCGTCGAGATCGAAATGGCATTCGACTCCAAGCTAATCGCTTCGGAACTCGGATACTTTTTCACCGCCGCGATTGCGTAGGCGAGAGGAGACTCCATGGCTTATCGCTCTTTGCCGAAGTTCGACCCTTCGGCCCGATTCCTCGTCACCGCGCGCCTGCCCGTGCTCAATGGCGTTGCCATGAAGCCGGGCGAGGCACTACCGCCTCCTCCTGGCGAACCGGGACCGGCGCGCGTGTATGTGCGGCTGCTGCGGCAGTTGTACGAGCTGCGGAAGGTCACGATGGTGGTCGAGCCTTCCGCCCAAACCCAAAACAAACATCGGAAGGAGAAACCGCATGGGCGCGCAAAAGGTTAAAGGCAAGTTCATCGCCACCAACTTCGGGCAGGGTGGCGTTGACCTGAAGTTTGCCGACGTTGTGATCGCAAACGCGGATCTGAAGGCGCTCCGCGCGACGCCAAAAACTCTGGTGCCCGCACCCGGCAACGGCAAGGTGCTGGAGTTCCTATCGGCGGTCCTGGTGCTGGCCGCTGGCTCGAACGCGGTCACCGAATCGACGGCGAACCTGGCGGTGAAGTATCAGAACGCGGCGGGCGTACAAGTCTCGCAGACCATCGACACGACTGGATTCATCGATCAGACCACGCACCAGGTCACATACGCACTCCCTAAGATCGATCCCATTACGGCGCGAACGGGTTGCGAGAACCAGCCACTCGTGCTGCACAACCTCGGCGCGGGCGAGATCGCGGGTAACGCCGCGAACGATGCCACCCTGCGCGTAAAGGTCAGCTACCGCGTTCACACCTTCGGCTTCTAGCAGGGGCAGGAGCGACGATGGCGACTACACCATTCTCCGCGCTCAACGCGGCGTGCCTCAAGACCTTCGGGTCTCCGGTCGCCTATCAGCAGGGCGCCGGTGCTCCGTTCGCGGTCACCGGAATCTTCCAGAAGGAGACCGATGAGGAACGCCAACAGGACGGCGTATTCGCACGCCTGTTTGTGAAGCTCGCTGATTTCGCCTCGCGGCCGGAACGGGGAGACTTCGTGACCGTCAATGGGACGACCTACACCGTTTTCGATGTGGCGGTTGATTCGACTAGCGGGGTATCGCTCTCGTTAAAGAAGCACGGGTGAAAACTAGATGCCTTCCGTTCGCATTTACCAGAAGAAGCAAATCAGGCTTGACCGTCTAAGTTTCCCGCAGGCCCAGATGTTCAAGGTTGGGAACGTCGGCGTCGCCACGGTCAAGAACCGCATGGCGGCGGCGCAGGGTCCGACCGATTCGTCCGCGAAGCCGCTCACCAAGCGATACGCGATCTGGAAAACCAAGATCGGAAACCTTGCACTTCCGGTCGCTGACCAGATTCTGGAGGAAGCGGGGAACATGATTGACCATGACCGGGTTCAGCGCAGGCTGATTGTGAAGGCCCTGGTACCGGGATGCAAGCCATTGAGAAAATCGCGCGTCGATCTCCTCTCGAAGGGACATCCAACGTACCCGCCAGGCGGTCGGCGGCGTTGACCTCTCGAAAAACAGAAACTGCAATTGCCCCCACGCGGGACTGAAGTCGAGCCACTGCTGGTATGGAGCATCTGCGGAAGGCATGCTCTTGCTGACCTTCGAGCAGAGCGAATCCCATCGCCGATTTTCCTCTGCGGCAGAGTCTGTCTTCACTCCCGCAAGGGCCCACCGCGCCTTAGAGGGGAGCTCACCATCCCACGGAATTGGCTGCAAAAGCCCTTCTACAAACAGATCGCCAACGAACACATGGACCAGATCGTGGCCGAACGGAACTTGGCAGTTGCCGCCGGTGCCGAGGCCACTCAGGTACTCGGGCCATTTCTCCTGCAGAAACTGGAAGAACGTCGCGCGGTCTGGAACTATGGTTTCGAGCGGCCAGGACGCGAACGTCCCCTTTTGCCGGAGAACTCGCAGAACATGATCGTCCAGCACTCTCGGTACACGATCTCCGAACTCCTCGGGCTGAAGTGGCGGCACATAGATCTTCAGGGCGGCGTCATCCAGATCGTGCAGCGCAACTGGCGCGGCGACATAGACGATCCGAAGTCGAAGACCAGCAAGCGACCGCTCACGCTGGGATACCTGGTCGACCGATACCGCGTGAAGGCGACCGCGGATAGCGCGGACCCGGAGAAGTGGGTTTTCGTTCGGACGGACGGCAGCGGCCTAACGTTGTGGGATTCCGGAGTGCGCCAAGCTCTGAAGCGTGCGGCCGCCGCCGAGGGCTGCGATTTCCCCGGTCTTGGTCCGCACTCTTTCCGACGCGCCAATATCACATGGCGGCAGGAGGTAGGTGGGTCGAGCATCGAGGCGTCGAAAATCGCCGGCCACAGCACGGTCCGCATGACCGAGGAATACACGAAGATCCAACTCACCCGCCAAGAGGAACTCACGCGCCGGATTCAGGAGCGCCTGGCCAGCGTGGGAGAGAAGCAGCCAGCAGTGCTGCAGTAATGAGCTAACCCCCCATTCGGTCCAGTCTGAGAGACTATCCATGGTGCTCGCCAGGACGCCGGTCTTGGAAAGGTCCAGCCGTTTTTTCCACCATGGCACGGGTACCTCTCTCGCCGGCCTACGGTTCCGTTTGAACCGCTGGCTGCCGAGGCAAGAAAATGCAACGAAGCGACCGGAGTCGGATTGCTCGACGCCGGACTACACGCCCACGGCAGAACCGAATTTCACCCCCCGTTTGGCTCTTGATGTCTCGCGGCGATTTCTCTCGCGGCGCTTCCGAATCGGTATTTTGGGCTGTTGAACTCGTGTGGCGTTTCCGGCGCGGGGAGCCCGTCAGCGAGACTATTTTTGGCCCCCCCTGGGGCAGGAGTGCCTCTGGCATTCTCTTATCCTCTTTCCATTCTGATATGCGTTCGTCCTACATCAACTATTTCCACTGTTTAATATTCACTGTCCTGTTTTGGGGGGCACAACCGCCCACCGCTCGGGGGCGCTGATGCCTCAGGATGCTGCGCGCTGCTGCCCCGGGGCCGGGGGCGCCTGTGCACATGGCCGGGTCTTGTAAACGGATGCCCGCGCACCTTAGAGTTGAAACATGGCAGTGACGAAAATCAAACAAAGCGAGCGGTTGAAGCGGAATGAGGAGAAGTGGTCTCGCACCCTGATGGAACCGGGCTGGACGGTGCTGCCATCGATAATCCTCGAAAAACAGGATGCTCTCGGCCTAGATGCCATTGACGTAAATATCCTGCTGCATCTCGCCCGGCACTGGTGGTACAGCGACAACCCTCCGTATCCATCAAAAGCGGCCTTGGCCAAGTGCATCGACGTTAATCCCAGCACTATTAGGCGGCACATCGCCCGGATGGAGGCGATCGGCTTCATCAAGAGAGAGACGCGCTTCACCAAAAGGAAATTCGGGGGACAAGACACGAACAGGTACCACTTCGACGGGCTCATCAAGGCCGCGACTCCATACGCCAAAGAGTTCGTCAAGCTGCGTGAAAAGCAGCGAATGGAAGACGAGGATCGCCGGAACCGGAAAAAGCCCAGGCTGGTGGTGGACAATTCGGGGCCCGACACGAAGAAAGCGTGATACTCGGACATCAACAGAATTGAACTGCAAGGGGCGCGCTCGGCCGGCAAACCGCCGCCCCCCAAGGTTCAAGAGCAGCGGGGTCGCCGACCCCTCCACAAGGCGGCGCGGCCCTTCCAAAAGGCTTGGGGCTGGGTCGCTTCCAGCCCTTCCCGCTGTATCCAATCCTAATGAAAGCAGATTTGCGCCGGCAGCGTCAATTCGGCGACGCCATTTGCGAAGCGCGTTGAGCGGCGGTCTGCTCCCGCCATTTCACAGAGGCGTCATCCTTATATGGAAACCAAATGTTGTCTCCTCCAGCAGACAACAATCACATGGGGCTACAACCGCGCGCGTGAAGGCAAGCAGCGTGCCAGTCCGGTTGTGGCGTCCCGGAGTCCGCGCGGAGTCCAGACGCCCAAAAAACCGCCCCGTGGCGTCCACTGGCGTCCAAAGCGCCTCTTGCTAAGTCTTTTGTTTTGCGCCAAAATACCTGTAAGTGATTGATATTTCTTAAATGGCATGGAAGAGGTCGACGGTTCGAACCCGTCCAGGTCCACCACAACTTTTCAAACACATACCGTCCACCAGCCAGCCAAACACGCCACTCACCGGTGTCCAACTGGAGTCCAGACCCTACGAGCTTAGACGTTAAAGCGTCACGACGTTATAATGGCTTCATGGCACTGGGAAAGCGCGCCACCGTCTATTTTGAACCGAGTTTGCACAAAGCTCTCCGCATAAAGGCTGCCCACACCGACCATAGTCTTTCCGAGTTGGTGAATGAGGCGGTACGGCGGACGCTCGCCGAAGACGCTGAAGATCTGGCCACTTTTGAGCGCCGCGCGAAGGAGCCCGCTTTGTCGCTTGAGGAAGTACTGAAGGACATGAAGCGGCGTGGCAAGCTATAGCCTTCGGATCAAGGCCCCGGCGGCCAAAGAGTTGGAAGCTACGCCGAAGAAGGACCGCACACGCCTCGCCGCCAGGATTAGGGGCCTCGCCTCCACTCCGCGTCCACCCGGCTCGGAAAAGCTCTCTGGCGAAGAAAAGTATCGCATCCGCCAGGGCGACTACCGGATCCTGTACCTAATCGAAGACGCCAGCTCGACAGTCACGATCGTAAAGATCGGCCATCGCCGGGAGGTTTACCGGAATTAAGGGGGACTTGGAAACGATTCTTTGCGCCTCTTGCAGATATTCCCCAGACGTATTATTCATTGCCGGCGATCCCGGTGTGGCAATAGCCCCAGGTGTCGTGCCAGCCATGAGTCCGGCCGCCAAACAGATCGTCGCGAAGATGACCGGCGTGCTCGTCCAGGCCGCCCGTCCCAGAAGGATCATCCTCTTCGGTTCTCAGGCCAGGGGCGACGCTGCTATGCATAGCGACTTCGACATCATGGTCGTCGAAGAGAAACCCGGCAACGCTTCGCGGAAATGGTTCGCCTGAATCGTCTCATTCGCTCCTTCGATATCGCCGTCGATCTCCTTATCGTCAGCGACGAGAAGTTTCAGTACTGGCGGGACACCCCCGGCAACGTCTATTACGAAGCCGCTACCGGGGGGAGGCCCTTTATGAAGCGGCGTGAACGAGCTCTGCTCTTTCTGCGCAAGGCGGCGCGGACGAATCCTTGCTTGACGCAGTCATCCAATCCGACAAGGTGAGCGACGAAGTATTTGGCTTCCACTGTCAGCAGGCTGCGGAGAAGATCATAAGCTTGGCGCCTTGATGGATTCTCTGGCACGTTCCGGCGCACCGTTGCCAGGTCGACGGCTACGTTGGCACGCAGCCGCTGAACCGGCTTGAGACGCGCGCCCTGCTGCGGTCGCTCCGCGCGTGGGTCGAAGACCGCCTGCGCATCCGCCCCGTTTCGCAGGCGAATGGCCATCAAGAAAGATGAGGCGCCGGCCGAATCCTAACCGGACATTTTGGCCTCACGGGCGAGCCAATCGGAATCGATCCTGGCAGGCATGCCGATGAACTACTGTCGTACCTAATCGATCAGACTGGCTGCAATCCGGACGAGGCCGTGAAACAGTTTCGAAAACAGTTTACGCTTGAAGGGTCGAGCTTTCCCGCCGTGTCGCGGACATCGGGTGCGGCAGGAACAAACTCGTAAGAGCAGTGCTGGACTAACTTACGCTGGGACTCAGGGTCAAGCAGATTTGGCCGGTATATTTATGTTAGCCATTGCGTGATATGGTAGCGCAGAGGCGCTCCGGGCTCTGATATTCTGTTGGTACCGCAGGACTGAAAGGAGTCCGACTACGCGGCACGAGCCGTCGGACATGGTATGGGTGTCTCCGGGACTCCTAATCCGGTCATTCAGGTTTCACGCATCCGCAAGAGCTACGGAGCCACGGCGGCCGTCTCTGATGTCTCTTTTGACGTCGGCGAAGGCGAAGTCTTTGGGTTGATCGGGCCGAATGGCGCCGGCAAGACAACCACCATGGAGTGCGTTGAAGGAGTGCGCCGGCCGGACGCGGGCCAAATTTCGATCATGGGCCTCGATCCGTTCCGCGACGTGTATCAGGTCCAGAACCGGATTGGGGTGCAACTCCAACAGGCGCAACTCCAGAAGAGAATCAAGGTCTGGGAAGCTGTGGATCTCTGGGCCTCTCTCTACCCAAAGCCGCTGGACGGCAACCGGCTGCTCGAACAACTCGGCCTTGCCGACAAACGCAACGCCTGGTTTATGACCCTTTTCAGGCGGGCAGAAGCAGCGGCTGTTTATCGCCCTGGCGCTGATCAACGATCCGGAAATAGTATTCCTCGATGAGCTGACCACCGGGCTCGATCCGCAGTCGCGAAGAGCCATCTGGGACCTGGTGCGCGGCATCCGGGATCGCGGCAAAACTGTTTTTCTGACTACCCATCTGATGCAGGAGGCTGAGCGGTTGTGCGACCGCGTGGCGATCATCGAATACGGAAAGATCATCGACATTGGTAGTCCGCAGGAATTGGTGGGGCGGCACTGCCCCACGCGAACGGTGGTCCTGGCGACCGGGGATGCCATCGCCGAAGAGCGCCTGCGGGCTATTCCGCAGGTTGAGAACGTGATGCGCCAAGACTCCCAGTTCACTCTTCAGGGGCGGGGCGACGACTTCGTAACCGAGGTGATCCAGTGTCTCTCCGAGAATCGGATC